CGCCCTCTATGCATACCGATTCGATACGCAGATCATCTACGACATCACGCCGGCTGGCGTCGGTCCGCTCGATCCGCCCGGCGCTTTGGTCGGCTACGGCCTCGGCAACTACGGCGCTGAGGCCTACGGCACCGCACGCGACAGCGCCGATATCGGCCCGCAGGACATCGCAGCGACAATGGGCGACCGCTGGAGCCTCGATAACTTCGGCGAGGATCTGCTCATCGTCCCGACACAGGACGGACACCTGTTCCGCTGGACGCCAACGACGCCGGCCACGTTACCTGCGCTGGTGCCCGGCGCGCCGGTCTTGAACAGGGGCGTCATCGTCACCGATCAGCGCCATGTCGTACTGCTCGGTGCCGGCGGCGACCCACGCGCCATCGCCTGGAGCGATCAGGAAAATCCTGACGTGTGGGCGCCCGACATCACCAACCTCGCCGGCAGCAAGCTGCTGCAGACACAGAGCTACGCAATGAGCGCGGTCAAGGTGAGCGACGGCATCCTCATCTTTACGGCCAACGACCTGCACAAGATGCAATATGTCGGCGCGCCTTACGCTTACGGAATAGTGCAAATTGCCTCGGGCTGCGGGCCGCTCTCGACGCGGGCGGTCATTGCCATAGGCAGCTTCGTTGCGTGGCCGGGGTTACAGACGTTCTGGCAATACAGCGGCAACGTGCAGCCGCTGAAGTGCGATGTCGGGGATTGGTTCTTTAGCCTGGTCAATCGCCAGATGGTCGGGCGCGTGTTCGGTAGCCCGAACCCGTCGTTCAGTGAGCTGTGGTGGGATTGGCCAGACGAAGGCGCCACTGAGTGCAATCGCTATATCGCGCTGAACTACAGCGACCCGGCGCGCCCTTGGACGATCGGGATGCGCACCCGCACCGCCGCAGATCCACAGGGCACGATGGACTATCCCGTGCTGGGCGGGCCAGACGGCACGGGCGGCTGTCTCTATCTCCACGAATACGGCTGGACCGACGACGGCGTGCCACGCGCGCCCAACGGTGAGGTCTACGCCGAGAGCGGCAACATCGTGCTCGGCGAAGGGGACAGGCGCTATCACGTCAAGCAGCTGGTGTTCGACGCCACGTGCAGCATCGATGACATGCTGGGCTATCGCTTCTTCGTCCGCGAACAGCCCTATGATGAGGCCGGCGAATACGACACCGGCCTCTATACCGTCGTCCACGGCGGCCTGATGGACATGCGATTCTCTGGCCGCTCCACGCGCATGCGGATGGAAGCGACCTACGACGGGCCGTTTGCGGTCGGTCGCCCACGCCTCGAGATACGCCCAGGCGGGCGGCGCTGATGGCGCGGCCATACCACCCACCCGCGCCGTTTACCGCGCCGACCAGTGGCGATCTCGACCAACGCCTGGCCGACATGGCGGCAGCGATCAATCGCAAGGCCGACCAAGGTGTGCAAGGAACAGCGTCGCGCTTCCTGGCGCTCATCGCGCCGGATGGTTCCACCTGGCGTATCGAGATCGATGTGGCGGGCGCGCTGCACACTTCGGTGGTGCCGCGCACATGAGTCTCTCGGCTGAAGAGAAGCGGGCGCGGCTGGAGAAGGCGCTGCTCTATGGCGGCGGGACGCACACGGTCAATGACGTTGTCCAGCTCGTCAGAGACGGTAAGGCGCAGTTCTGGGACCGCGGGGATGGCTCGATACTGACGGAGCTACACGACTTCCCGCGTCTGAAGGCTGTCCACTTCTGGACCATCTCAGGCGTCCTGCGCGATTGCCTCGACCTCGAGGACGAGATCCTCGCGTGGGCGCGCGCCGAGGGTTGTGCTGTGGCCACAGCATGCGGTCGGCCTGGGTGGGGACGGGTAGCGGCGCCAACTGGCTGGAAGCTCTGGCATCCCAACTTCGTAAAGCAGCTCGGAGGCCGCGATGAGGTTCAATGAAGCCGGCCAGCCCGACCATCTAGGCTTCGCAGGCCTCCGCGGCGGGGGTAAGGGCGGCGGTGGAGGCGGTGGCGGCGGCCAAAGTTATAACTTTAGCCAGACCACCCTTCCGGACTGGCTGAATAACGCGTCGCAGGGGGCGATCCAGCAGGCGCAGGATCTTAGCCAGCGCCCATACGATCCCTATACTGGACAGATTGTCGCGCAGCCTGGCGCCGACACATCGCAGGCGTATCAGCAAGTGCGCGACATGCAGGGTTCGTATAACCCGGCATTCCAGCAATCAGCGCAGGCCTATGGCGGGCTGCTCGGCCAGGTCAATCCGCTGACCGCGAGCGGCGTCAACGACATCTCCAACCAGCTGTATGGCAATTACCAGCAGCAGGTTATGAACCCTGCGCAGGGGCTGCTTGGCGGATATCTACAGAACGCCTCGCCCGCGACCTCGCAGCAGGTAACGCAGAACGCGCTGAACATCATGACCCCGTTCTCGCAGGCGGTGATCGATCCTGCGTTGCAGATCGGGAGGCAGCAGCTCGCACAGAACCTGCAGCAAGTAGCGGGACAGGCGAACAATGTCGGAGCGTTCGGTGGCAGCAGACAGGGCATCACCGAAGGAGTCGCGCAGGCGCAGGCAGCGATCGGAGCTGGGCAGACGGTCGGCAACTTGCTGAACCAGGGATGGCAGAGCGCGCTGACGCCTGCCTATAACCTCGCCAACCAGGCATCGCAGCAGGGCTATGGCGCCGCGGGGCTGCTCGCCGGCATGGGGCAGCAGGGCTACGGCAACGCAGCAACGCAGGCCGGCAACATGGCCAACACCAACCTGCAGGCTGGATTGACCGCAGCACAGAATCTGCCGGCACAGGCGCTGCAGCAGCAGCAGGCGCAGCAGCGCGATGCATCGTTGCTGCAGACCATTGGGGCGGCGCAGCAGAACCAGCAGCAACAGGAACTCAACGCGCAGATGGGGCAATTCTACCAGCAGCAGGATTGGCCGGTGCAAAATTTGGATATGCTGTTGAGCGCTGTCGGCGCGGTGCCCTACGGATCGACCACCGTCAGCTACGGCAGGACGCAGCCCGACGCGGCGAAGAAGAATGTGGCAGGCAGCATCCTCGGCGGCGCGGCGTCTGGTGCCGCCACCGGGTTCCAGCTCGGCGGCGGGTGGGGCGCTGGGATTGGCGCGGTCGGCGGCGGCATATTGGGAGCACTCAACTGATGTCAGGATCTCTTGAGCTATTAGGGATGCTCAATCCAGGGATGGCCGGCTTTGCGGCGGCGCCTGCCTTTGACGTCGGCTCCGCTCTCGGCGCGATGAACCCAGGCATGGCAGGGTTCGGTGCGGGCGCGACGGGCGGCGGAGCGTTCGACCCGATGGCACCGCTTGTGAACAATCAAAGCTGGTTCGATCGCAACATGCCCAGCAACCAGCAGCTGGGGAGCGCGCTCGGTGCCCTCGGCAAGGGCGCTGGCGCTGCGGGCGGCAGCAAGGACGCTGGCCCGATCATGCCAGGCGCTGGTCACCAGGCAGCGGTCGGTGCGCCAGGCCGCGGCGGCCAGACGCTCGATGCGTTGGTGCAGATGCTGGCGAAACGACGCGAGGCACTGATGGCATCAGCGACGGGCGGCGTCGGTGCCGGTGCTCCGCAAGGTGCGCAGCGGACGATTGGGCTACTTGGTATGTGACATGGCAGACGCAGCACCCGACCCCACCGATCTCGAGCCGATCTACCGCCAGCTGCTGCAACAGACGCTGGCACCGCAGGCGGTGGCGCAGCCGGCTTCGCAGCAGCCGTCGCCCTCCTCGCACGAAGGCCGCGGCTGGCTGTCACTGCTCGGCGAGGCGCTGGGTGGCGGCGAGCAATACGGCAGCACGGCAGAGCGCGAGCAGGGCGGGCTCCGTGCGCTGCAGTCCCTCGGCATGAACATGCTGGCGGGCAGCGATTACTCGTATCGCCCGCATACCCTCGGCAGCATCATCGCAGGCGGCATGGGGGCGGCGCAGCAGAGCCTCGGGCAGACGCAGGCAGTATCGGCATCGCAGGCCGCGGCGGCGCAAGATTATGCCGAGAAGCAGCAGCAGATGCAGCTCGCGCGGGTGAAGGAAGCCGTCCCGCTGCTGACGTCGTTGCAGACGATGCAGCAGCTGGCCCAGGCCAGGCGGATCGCCCTCGGTGCCACACCAGGCACCACGCCAGGCACCAGCATCGGCGCGGTCGGCGGCGCTGATCTGACGGGCGACAAAGCACACGATCTCCCGCTGATCGCGCAGCGCGAGTCAGGCGGCGATCCCACCGCGCTGAACTACGTCGCGAAGGCAGATCCCTCCGCCTACGACCGCGGTGCGACAGCCTCTGGTAAATACCAGATCGTCAATTCGACCTGGCGCGAAGGCATGCAGCTCGCCGGCCTCGATCCGGCAAAATACGCCACCGCCCGCGACGCACCGGAATCGGTGCAGGACCAAGTGGCCAGTGCGCTCTATGACAAACACGGCAACACGCCTTGGCAGAAGGGAACAAAGGACTGGGTCAAGGATGAGAGCGGGCGATATCAGCTAGCGACCGTCAGGCCGGCAGCAGGCGCCCCAGGCGGCCCTAAGCCAGTGCCGGCTACGACCGCAGCCGCAGCCCCGCCAGCAGTCTCCACAGCCCCGCCAGGCGTAACGATGGGCGACGCCGCGCACCCCGAGCTGGCCCCCGGCCCGCCTGGCAGCACGGGCGGCGCCCCGATCGGCGTCGGTGGCGCAGACGGAGCAGCTGCCGAGCGTCCTGGCCGCAGGCCCCGCTGCGGGCCCTAGCGCAGCGCCTGGGGGCTTCGGCGGCAGCGTGGGCTCGTATGGCGCCACCACAACGCCACCGCCTGTAGTGGCTCCGCAGCCCACCGCACAGGCACCGCTGCCACCTCCCTCGCAAGCGACAACGTCGACACCGCCAGCCGTCACTGCGCCACCGAGCGGTGGGATGCCCGAGCCGGCGCCTTACGTCTATCCGCGTCAGCCGCTGCCGCCCGATATCCAGCAGCGCATCGCCCAACCGTTGAGCCCCGAGCAGCTCGCGCCCTACGATCGTGCGATCCAGAGCGCCACCACGGTCGAGGCAATCCAGAAAGCGCAGGCCGACAAGAACGCAGCCATCACTACGGCCCGCGCCGAGGTGGCCAAAGAGGGCGAGGCCTGGCAGCAGAACGAACGCAACAAAGGCCAGGAGATCTGGCAGAAGCGCTGGGATGCTTGGAACACCAACGAGCAGCAGCGTCAGCAGGCAGCACAGAAGCTCGAGAACGATCTGCGGCTGAAGGCGGCGGAAGGCGAGCAGACGCGCATCACCAACAAGGAGGCGGTGTTCAACCAGGCCAACCAGAAGGGCTTGGAAACCGCACAGACAGAGCAGGCCAATGCGCGCGATGTCGTTGCCCAGCTGGAGGGCTTCCGTAACATCTCCGACAATGTCGGCCAGCCAGGCTGGCTGCAGACCACGAAATTCCCTGGCACCGATCAGAGTATCGCCGAGCGGCTGCAGCAAGCCGGCGTCGTCAAGCTGGACGACACAGCCGGCGTGCAGCTGCTGCGCGGCGGCATCACCAACCTCGTGAAGACATTGCGCGCGGGCATGCCGATGGGCTCGCTGTCAGATCGGGATCTTAGTTTCGTCGAGCGCATGGGGCCGACCGAGTGGATGGACCCTGACACCCGTTCGGCGGCGGTTGGCTATCTGCAGCAGGCCTACAAGGCGAAGATGAACTTTGCCCGCGATGTGCAGAAGGAGATGAGCCGCGGCAAGAATTACGGTGATGCGATGGACGCGGCGGACACAAAACAGAAGCCATTCGTGCCACAGGTGCCGGCTGATCTGACGACGCACTGGAGCGACAATACTCCAGAGTGGAAGGATCGACGGACACAATGGGCAGAGCAAAACGACGTCCGTCCTGGCACGCTCATCCACATGGGTGACGGGCGCATTGTCGTGATCAAGACGCCGAAGCGGGCCGATTAGGGGCATCATCGATGGCAGACGAGCAGTTCGATCCAGGCGGAGACAATTCAGTGGTGGTCGGCCACGGCGGTCCCGCGTCGGGGGCAGATAATGCCGGCGCGCCGTTCGATCCCGGCGGCAGCCGCTATCCCGACATGACGCCTGGGCCACCCAAGCCGGTGCTTGGGACCAGCTACCACAGCCTGCCATCGGACACGCGCGGCGGGATGCCGTGGAATAATTGGCAGCCCCCGTCGTTTTCCGGCGCTGCGGGCCGCATCGGCACAGAGATGCAGGAGGCTTATCAGAACACACCCCCTCTGCTGACAGCGGAGGCGCGTGATGCGCTGCGCAATTCCGGTTGGCTCGGCAAGGGCGCGGCGATCCTCGGCGATGTGGGTAGCACCGCGCTCGCGGATTTTTCCGCCCTAGGCGCGGGTGGCATGGCTGCGCTTTCAGAGCTGGGCAGCGGCGGCGATCCCAAGCTGGCCAGAGACATCCACGCCGGATTGACGATCGCGCCAGTTCTGCAGAGCGGCGCGCCGCGGTTCGCTGGTCCTCTTCTGGCCGGGCGGGAGCAGCTCACAGGCGGCGATCCGCTGCAGGCGCGCACCATCAATACGCCTGAAGCGGCGATGAAGTTTTACAACCCGCAGATCAAGCTGGCCGAGCAATCGGACTTTCGCCTGGCGCCGAAATTCACCGATGACTGGCTGGCGAGCCTCGAGGATCACACCACAACGTCGCCCGCCGGCAAGGCAGTCAACCCCGAGGCGCCGCCGGTCGCCAAGCTGATCGGGGATCTGCGCAATGCGGCGAGCGCGCCACTGGACAACATCAAGAGCATCCAAGAGGTCGACCAGCGCATCCAGCGCGCCATCTCGGAGCAATCCGGATCGGGCGGTG